CCATCGGTCGTCGTGTCGGTCGCGATGCCCTCGCGCGCCTTTGATTTGATTTACCGGCGCGCGTCCGTCGAACGGCTCACCGTGCCCGAAATCATCCGGCGCGCGTTGCGCCGTCCTGAGAATAAAAAAATACAAAATCCGGACCGGTAACACGGCGGGGCGATCATCGGCCGCCGATGGAGCGCGCGTACGCGATTCTCGACGTCAAGGCGGCCGACGCGCCGACGCGTCGGATTTCCGGCACCGCGACGACCCCGACCCCGGACCGGCAGGGCGATATTCTCGAACCGCTCGGGGCCGAATTCACGAATCCGGTGGTCTTGCTCTGGCATCACGACAAGGAACGCCCGATCGGGCGCGCGTATCTGTGCGCGACGGCCGACGGGATCACGTTCGACGCGACGATCCCGATCATCGACGAACCCGGGCCGCTCCGCGATCGGACCGACGAGGCGTGGCAATCGCTCAACGCGGGCCTGATTACCGGCGTCTCCATCGGCTACCGCGCGCGCCCGGGCGGGGTGCACCCGTTGAAATCGGGCGGCCGCCGATTCACCGCGACGGAGATTTGCGAGCTCTCGCTTGTCACGGTCCCCGCGAACGTGCACGCGACGATTCACGCGATCAAATCGATCGACGCTCAGTACCTGGCCGCGTCCGGCCCGAACCCGTCCGGCGCCGCGGACCGAACCCGGAATACGCCCATGACGACACAGGAACGGATAACCGCGCTGGAGAATTCGCGCGCCGCGAAAGTCGCGCGGCTCGACGCGCTCATGACGAAAGCGACCGACGAAAACCTGACAATCGACGGCGGCCCCGATCAAGCCGAGTACGACGCGATCGAGCTCGACGTGAAGAAATTTGACGCGGACCTGGTCCGCTTGCGCTCACTCGAAGAACTCAACAAGAACGCGGCGAAACCGATTCAGGGCGGCCCGCCGTCGCGATCGTCCGCGATTCAAGTCAAGTCAGCCGTGCTGCCGGGTACCGCGTTCATTCGGTACTGTCAGGCGAAAGCTTTCGGCAACGGGGATTCCATGCGCGAGCTCGCGTTCGCACAACAGTGGAAGGACTCCACGCCGGAAGTCGAAATGGTGCTGAAGGCGGCCGTGGCCGCGGGCACGACGACCGACGCGACGTGGGCGGGGCCGCTCGCGGCGCTGCAACCGCTCGCGACCGAATTTCTGGAACTGCTCCGACCCGCGACGATCTTGGGCAAGATTCCCGGGTTTCTCCATGTGCCCTTCAACGTGAGCGTTCCATCGCAAACGGGCGGCGGGACGTACGGATGGGTCGGCCAGGGCGCCCCGAAACCCGTCACGAAACTGCAATTTGGATCAATTTCGCTCGGGATCACGAAATGCGCGGGGATCATCGTGATTACTGAGGAGCTCGCGAAAGTCTCCTCACCGTCGGCCGAGGAAGTAATCCGGCGCGACATGATCGCGGGGATCGCGCAGTTTCTCGATTCGGAATTCACCGATCCGACCAAGGCGGCCGTCGCGAACGTGTCACCGGGATCGGTGACGAACGGCGTCACGCCGATCACGAGTTCGGGCACGTCGACCGCGAACGCGCGCACGGATCTACAGGCGCTCATTGCGGCGATGACCGCGGCGGGGATTTCCGTCGCGGGCGCCGCGCTGCTCATGTCCGAATCGAACGCGGCCGCGCTCGGGAACGCGAACAACGCGCTTGGGCAACCGTTGTTTCCGACGCTGTCCCCGACGGGCGGATCGGCAATGGGGATCACGGTCTATCCGAGTCAGACCGTTGGCGCAAACGTGATCCTGTTGTCCCCGCCTTGCATCCTGTACGCGGACGATGGGGGCGTGACGATCGACGTCAGCCGAGAGGCGTCGGTACAAATGGACGGAGCGCCCGACAATCCGGCGGTCGCGACGACGGTCCTTACATCGCTCTGGCAAAACAACCTGGTCGGGTTGCGCGCGGAGCGGTTTATCAACTGGAAAAAAGCGCGCACGGGATGCGTGCAGTACACCGTACAGACGTACGTCGGGTAAGAGGCGGGCATGACGAACGACAAAAAAACGGTGCCGGTGGAATCGCTCGTCGAACACACGTACGAGGGGATCACGCGGCCCGTCGGCGCGCGATACGACGCGGAACCCGAACACGTCGAAACGCTCGAAACAATCGGATACGCGCGGCGCGTGACCGCGGACGACGGCCCCGACGCGCCGGACCCGTCGGGCGGGACGACGCGGACGCGGTAAGCCACAATTCCGCGCGCGCCCTGGCGAAGTGGAGCGTCAGGGCGCGCGCGCGTCGGGGGTCGATTGCAGCTTTCCGTTTTCGGATACGAGCTCAGTTTCCGGAAGGCGGCCGCGAATCTGCGGCCCGCCGGCCGCTCGACGGGCGGATGGTACCCGATCATCCGCGAGCCCTACCCGGGCGCGTGGCAAAACAACGCAGACGTCAGCGGGGAAACGGCGCTGTCGTACTTCGCGGTCTTTTCGTGCGTCACGTTGATCGCGGCCGACGTCGCGAAACTCAATCTGCGGTTAGTCCAGATCGACGACGAAGGGATCTGGCACGAAACGACAAACCCCGCGTACTCGCCCGTACTCCGCAAACCGAATCGCTATCAAACGACGTTGAAATTCGTCGAACAATGGATCACGTCGAAACTGGTACACGGGAATACGTACGCGTTGAAGGAACGCGACGCCCGCGGGGTCGTCCGCGCGATCTACGTACTCGACCCGTCGAAGGTTGCGCCGCTCGTCGCGCCCGATGGCAGCGTGTACTACGAGCTCCGGCGTAACGACCTGGCGGGACTACCCGCGCTCCCGTCGGGCATCGACGCGCGCGGCGCCGTCGTCGTCCCCGCGTCGGAAATTTTCCACGATCTGATGGTGCCCTTGTTTCATCCGCTCTGCGGCGTGACGCCCTTGTACGCGTGCGGACTCGCGGCCTTACAGGGGTTGACGATCCAGCAAACGAGTAACGATTTTTTTTCGGGCGGAAGTAAGCCCGGGGGCGTGCTCACGGCGCCAGGGGCGATCGGGGACGAAACCGCGAAGCGGCTCAAAGATTATTGGGAAACGAATTTTTCAGGCGCGAACGTCGGGCGGATCGCGGTCCTGGGCGACGGGTTGAAGTATGAAGCGATGACCGTCAACGCGGCCGATGCCAAGCTAATCGAACAACTGGGTTGGACCGCGGAAACGATCTGTGCGTGTTATCACGTTCCGCAATACATGATCGGGGTCGGCCCCGCGCCCGCCGTGAATACCGTCGAACCGCTGTTACAGCAATATCACGCGCAGTGTATTCAAAGTCTCTTGACGTCGATGGAAACGACGCTCGATGACGGGCTCGGGCTCGACGGGACGCCCTACGGAACCGAATTCGACGTTGACGATCTGATCTGGCTTGATACCGCGACGAAAACGAAAGCGGCCGCCGACGCGATCGGATCGGGCGCGTTGTCCCCGAACGAAGCGCGCAAAAAATGGTTTGGGCTCGGCAGTGTGAAGGGCGGGCAAACCCCGTACATGCAACAACAGAATTACTCGCTGTCGGCGCTCGACGCGCGCGATCGGACGAATCCCCTCGCGGTCCCCGCGCCGACGCCCGCCCCGCCCGCGAGCTCGTCGACGCCCGCCCCCGTGCCCGTGGCCGCGGCCGCGACGCTCGACGCGTCGGCCGTCGCGCTCGCGCTGCTCGCGAAGGATTGGGACGCGTTGATTACCGGCGCCCTGGCCGACGATGCCGCGCACGCGGCGCTCTGGGAATCGACGTCGGCGGGACTCCGCGCGTCCCATACAACCCCGGCGGCGCGCGCGGCCGCGCACGCGCACCCGTTTACCTACTGTATGAACGTCGTCGTCCCCGACATGCAAGAGGAAGGGCGCGGGCCCGACAACCCGCGCCGATTCTGCGGCTGGTGGAAACAAAACCATGCCTGACGATTCAACGGCCGTCCTTGTCGACGCGGTCGAAACCGTGATTACGCGCGCGCTCGCGCCCGT